ATGTTGCTGTCCCAGGGCACGGAGGCGTTCTGCAGCTTGACCTGGCCGTGCTGGATGGTGTCCACGCTGGGCACGACGCTCGCGGACCCGACCGTTACCGATCCGGTGTTGAGCTCCGTGATGATCTGGCTATCGACCTTGCGGTTGATAACCCCCATCGTGGTCTCCTGCATGATGCGCCGCTGATCGCCCTGCGAGGCAAAGATGTTGAAGCGCGGCTTCCGAACCAGGTCATGCCATTCGGAAAGGGTGCAGGAGTTCTGGGTGTTGTTGTCGGCTCGCGCGGGGATCAGCCCGTTCGCGCCGCGGGTGACGGCTTCTGCGCCGCCGGAATCCGCCACGAGGAAGACGACGGTATTACCCTTTGTCTTCTCGTATTCCGTGGTCACCGTGGCTCGAAGCAGGGTTTCCCTTTGCTCGAAGCCCGCGATGAACTCGGTGCGGTATTGCGTTTGGAATGCTTGGTCGGCCATGACGGCCTCCTATTCGATGGTTCATGTCACGAACCTTCGCACGGGGTGACCGTCTTGGCTTTTGCTCGGGTATCCCTATCGGGAGCGAGCGCCCAGCCTATCGGGGCCGGCTACTGGTTTTACCGTCGGTGCGGCGGCCGTTTCCGGGGTGTCCGCCGTGTCTCCGGTTTCACATTGCGGGATTAGTCTACATCTTGGGAAAGTGGTGTGTCAAACCACTACCGCTTGCCCCTCGCTGCCAGCTTCTCTTGGGCTTGGGCGAGTTCACGGAACCGCGCCTGCAGCTTCTCGGCTTCTTGGCCCTTCCAGTATTTCGAGTTCTTGTCAGCCATCAGACCCTTGATCGCGTTCATCTCGGTTTCAACCGATTGTGCCATTGCCGCACCTTCTGCCGGCACGATCGTGGCTGCATCGATCACTTCGCGTGAGCGGTCTGAGAGGAACTGGAGGATCCCGGGGTGCGAGGCGAGCGGCGTGCCGTCGGGTAGCCTAGCGCTAAAGAGCGACGCCTTCGTGCCCGCTGGGCCCATGTCGAGGAAGGCTTCGATCATCGCTTTGTTCTTGCGGTAGTCGCCGCCCCACACCTTGCGGAAGTGGTCCTCTGCGGAGTCGCGAACCTTGACGTCAGCCTCCTCACGCGCGTTGGCCTGCTTGTCGATGATGTCGTAGTAGAGATCGACTGCCCCGTTGAACTGGGTGGGGTGCAAGTTGTGACCGTGAGCCCAGCCCTTGATTGCTTCGATGATTGGCTTGTCCGCCTCGTCGATCACTTCGCCCTCGGCCAGCGCTACTTGGTATCCCTCGGGCTTCTCTGGGATCCCGTTCTCGGTGCGCCACTTGGTGATCTCCTCTGGCTTGGCGTCCTTTGGCAGCACTGATCGCATCTCGCCGCGGCTTATCCGGTCCTGCAGTTGGAAGAGTGCGTCCACGACTGCATGCGGGCTCTGGTAGCGCTCGAGGCGGCCAAGTGCCTTCTTCTCGTCGAGATCCTTGACGGTGGACTTCGTCGTGGTGACGTAGTCTTGGCGCCAAGTCTCGCCGTTGGGTTTGCGCCTCTCGAGTTCGCTCTCGACCGCCTTCGTGTATTTCGGGTAAATGTCGCCGTAGAGCTTGGTTGCTCCCGCGTCATCGAGCTTGGTCGCGTCGTGACCAAAGTTCGACAGGAATGTCTTCGCGTCCTGTGGGCTGACCTGTTGCTGTTGCTGCTGTTGCTGTTGCTGTTGCTGTTGCTGTTGCTCCGCCATAAATCCTCCTTACCTCAATCGAGATAGTGCAATGTTTAAGAGTTTGCGGATCTGGATGCCCACCCAGCGCCGCCCTTCGTGGTGAATCGTGTCGTCCTGTGCTCCTGGGCAATAGGACGGCTCGTCGATCTGGCATGCCTTGACCAATATCCAAGCGAGCGCGCGGCGTTGCGCATCCCCGTCTGCGTCGCCCCTCGCCAGCGCTTGGATGGCGGCTGCGTCGGCGAGGTCCCACTCGACCGGCAGCCAGGACGACGGGGGCCGCGGCTTGATCCGGGGCGGTGGGACGCGCTTGCCTTGCTCGGCCATCTATCGCGCCAGGGTGCGGGCCTGGGCCATGTCCTTCTGAGCGCCGGCGATGTTGCTGGCCGCTTCGCTCGCTGGTCCAAGAGCGGCGAGTGCTTGTTGGGCTTGGTCGATAGATTGTTGGGCGAGCTCCATGTCGCGCACGGTGGTCTCCGACCTCTGCCAGGTCGCCGGCACGCCGATGCCGTTCAGCGCATCGCGCAGTGCCACCTTCACATCGGGTATGGCGATCACACTCTTGTCGAGCGCCGCGGCCTCGATCGTAAGGGACTTCATCTGCAGGAATGTCTGGCCCTTGACCGCGTCGATTTCCTCATGGAGCGGGCTCTGGAATCGGAAGTTGACGTCCTGGCCCTGCAGGCTTCTCGGCATCATGTAGGGCGATCCGAAGGCGTTCGCGCGGCGGAGGACTTCGAACGTGAAGTTGCAGAGGTCGCCGTTGTAGTTCTCCTCCATCGGCTCAAAGAGCGGCAGCGCATCGCGGATGTATTGCTGAACGATCTGCGCGACCTCGTAGGCCGTCTTGGCTGCGGCGCGTTGAGGTAGCTTCAGCTTGTTCAGGTAGAAGGCTTCGGCGAGGATCCGGCGTGAGTCGGCCTGCATCTCGATGCCGATCGGCATGCCCTTCGCGTCTTGGCTGAGTGGTCGCAGGGCATCTCCCAGGCGCTCGTCGTAGTCGCGGTCGACGATAGTGATGCCGCCAGCGTAGAGAGCAATGTCCCCACGCACGACCTCATCTACCGCCACCATCGGCGGGTTCGTGATCTTCTCGCCAGCCTCGAGCAGTGTCACCGTCATGGCCTGCAGCAGTCGAGCGTCGGGAAGCGCCACGATGGTGGCCGGGCTGTAGGCGTATTGACTGCCGCCGATGGTCTGCCACCGTGGGATCGCGTAGATCGGGGACCAGACGGCTTCCTCCTCAATCACGACCTCGTTCGCGCAATCGTAGTAGATCGACCAGAACGGCTGGCCGGCCGGAGGTTTCTTGTCGTAGTAGGGTGCGTCTACGACCATGTGCAGGACTTCCGTTTCGTCGAGTGGCTGCTTCTCCACGCGGTTGGCAATGTTCTGGTGCAGCTTGCCTGGGAAGAGCGCGTTCAAGTCATAGATCGTGGGTTTCCATCTGCGGAAGCGATTGCCGATCTTCCCATATTTGTCCTCCTGCCACGCCATGTCGCGCAGGTGCCAGCAGCGGTAGAGCAGATGTGGCCCGACTTGGCCCGGTGAATCCCAGCAAAGCTCGATCGAGATTGCGGGCTGTCCGAACGTGGCGAAGTCGTTGTCGCCCTCTTTCGTTGCTCGAGCGAAGGCCGCGGCCGGGTCATACATCGCGCGGCGCATGAGGCTTGTCGCCCATTCTAGCCAACGCTTCGCGTCGTTGTCCTCGCGCTCTTGGTCGCTGGGGATCATCTTGAACCAAGGCGTCGCGCGCGGTCGCAACATTGTGCCGATCTGCTCCGCCAACTCCCGGCGGACCAACACGGGATAACTCGTCATCAGGTGATCGGCGAACTCGTCGCCCACTTGCCGTCGAAGTGTGAAATCCGCGCGCTCCGGGTAGAAGTGCTCGGCGATCTCCTGATGGAGTGAGTTGAGCGTGCCCTTCTTGCCGAAGACGGTGTCGGCGAGCTCGCGCAACTGCTTCGCGTTCATGCGGCGATCCTCATCCGGGCAGCAGTTTTGCTGATAACGCCCCCGTAAAGCGGCCCTGCGAGCCGCTCGGCTATCGCGTGGAGTGCGTGGCTTACGCGGTTTCGGTCACGCTCCATTGCCTTGAAGCATCGATACTCCGCTCGGTGTGCAGGCACTTCCTGCTCGAGGCGGAAAGCCGGGTCCTCGATGTAGCGGTCCCACCACGCTTCTGGGCCCACTTGCATCTGTTGCTGGACATGTGTTGCTTCGTGGGCTTTCAGGCATGGCGAGATGTCGCTGGCACCGATCACGTAGACCGTCTCGCCATAGGTGAAAATCGTGCCGGGCCTTGAGGCAAGCGGGAATGCCTCAAGGATCTTCTTGAAGTTCGGCGGCTTGCCGTTGACGATCCTCATCCGCCTAGCCCGTAGCCCTCGGTGAAGATGGTAGAGGCACGGCCCGAACGGGCCCGCTGCTCGGCGGTGGATCTGCGCCGGCGGCGCCTGACTGCCTCATCATCTGCGATCGGCATCACGGCAGGCTTTTCTGAAAGTGGCATCAATGGTTTTTCCATCGCTTCTGGCGTCGCGCCGAGAAAGCTCGTTATTGATGGTGCCAATCCTGCGGGCTCGATTCCTGCTGCGCGGCTCAGAGGGTCTACACCGGTTTCGCCGAAGAGGTTCAAGACGCTGTTCAAGTCACCCATCGCTATCTCCTTCGCGCTACTCTGTTCCTGCCCATAATAACCTGAGGATACCTGCCTCGTATACGCCCCAATTGTTCGGCCGTCGGAAGTGGCACGCCGTCAGAGATGTAGCGCGGCCCGTAGTGCCAAGCCATCACCACGGCATCGCCCTTGTTCGGACTGCGCCCAAGGCGCTCGATCACCTTCTCTTTCGCCTCGAGCGTGATGAGCTTGCGGTCTTCTAGGAAGGTCGGTGCGGTCAGGTCTGCGAAGAGCTCGGAGTCGTCCGGCAGCGCGACGCTTGAGCCGTTCGGCTGTCCTGGGTCCAGCGCCTCGCGGAAGCGCCAGTAGACTTGGGTTCGCATATTGGAGAAGCCCAGTTGCTGGTCGGGCTTGGTGCGCTGGGTGCTGGCCTCGGCGCCCTTAAAGGCGCGCACGTCGATATTGTTTTCCTTCAGTTGCTCGTAGGTAGAGGCGCCGTATCCGCCTCCCATGTCGACGATCACGCCGGCGTCGTCGCGGCGGTAGCTCATGATGATGCCAGCGCAATGCTTGCCGGCGCGGTCCTGCGGGATCTCCTCGCCTTTCACCACGATGATGGGTGCATACCAGCCATCGTGCCGGATGGCGAGCGCCATCGGGTCGTCTCCCCCTCCGCTTGCGTCGTCCCCGATGCAGCACATCGGCACGCTTATGGGCGGACGGTCTGTCCAGCGGCGCTGGGCGGCGCGCACCCATGCGCTGGGAATCACTTGGTTCGGGACGTCGGCCAAGCTTGCCTCGAAGTCGCCCTCACGATATGCCGCGCGCATCGCCTTCGGGGCGGCCGCTCGGGTGGCATCGTATCCGGTGCGCTCGAGGTCCGGGTTCTCCTCGAGGTGGCCGCGGATGAATGTGCGAGATTTCGCCATCACGAGTTTCTTCTCACCCGGGATCTTGTGAGGCCCAGCGCCGTTGACCTCCGTGTCCTCTCCTCGGATCGTCGTATACCAGCGGATCTCCCCGCTCTTGGCGGGGCGGGGGTGGTGGGGATCGAGCCACGGGCCCCAGCGGCGCATCACCCACAGGCCCGTCGGCTTGGTCGGCGGGTTGAAGGTGGCGACCACCCGTGTGCGCTGGCTTGGGTCAGTGGTGCGACACCACTGGATCACGAAGGTGTAAATGCTTTCGGTAAAGTCCACGACCTCGTCGAAGGCGATCAGGTCGCGCGGGAAGCCTTTGTAGTCCTGCTTGTTATCTTCATGTTCGCAGCCACCGATGTCGAGGATGCGCCGTCCTGGCAGGCGCCACTTGCCAGCCTGTTCGTTCAGGCCCCTGCGATGGCCGAGGATCTCGATGTATCGCTCAAGCAGCTGCTTCGCGTCTTTGTTCTTGCGTCTGAGGACAAGCGAGCGCCGGTGGGCGGTGAGGGATAACCCGACGATGAGATCGGTCTTGCCGGGTCCGGCTTCGCCCCCGTATCCGATCTCGTCTGCTTCGCAGTAGTAAGCGTCGGCTTGGCTGCCGGGGTTGGGAATCCACGGCAGTGCTGCGGTCTCGGTCAGTGCCTCCTCCTCGATGCGGCGGCGCTCCTCCGGGTCGAGTTCGCGTAGCCGGTCTAGGACTTCGTCGAGGGCACCCATCTCAGGTCGGCTTGGTGAGTCCCTCCGGCTCTGGTTCGGCTGCCCCGCCGAGGCCGGTGCCGGGCTTCAGCCGCATGCTGACGCCAGCCGGCAGCCCATAACGGCTGGTCCAGGTATTGACGTTGTAGTTTAAGTCCTCGATGCCGCCTTGGACGTGGTGGATGGCTGCTTGGGCGTTGCTGGCTTCTTGCTGGTGCTGGTGCAGCCGCGCGTTCAATTCGCGCATGCGCTGGGTCATTTTGATGTAGTTGTGGTCCCACTCGCAGATCCCATAGACCGGCATCGGGCGCAGAAGGCAGGACTCCGGTGGCACGTAGACGGAGATCCCGTGGCGCAGCGCCTCGAGGATAAAGAACTGGCAGCCGGCGCGCTGGTAGCCATACTCCTCAGTTGCCGCCATGTCGACGCCCCAGAAGCCGATCTCGTCCTCCTCATCAGCCTTGGTAAGTTCGTCCAAAGACACGAATTCCGGCAGCGGATTGGCTTGGGCGATCGCCATCTTTTCTGCTTCGGTACTCTGTAGCGTCGCTTGGTAGGCTTTACGCGCTTTGCGAATCTGGTCGATCTCGAGAATGGCGAGCGCCATCATGAGGGACAGGCTGGAGGTCAGGAAGTAACTCGAGAACTCCTCCTCTACGCGCTTGATCGGGTAGCGCCGTTGCATTGGGATGTCATCAGGTGGCACGGCGCCGCCGATGTAAACCGCTCCTTTAAAGCGGCGCAGGAATTCAAGATATCCGGTCTGGAACCAGTCCTTGCCAGGCTCCCAGCGGTGGACCTCAAACCAGCGGGTGGCTCGCCCTACTTGGCCGGCCGCGCCTGGACTGCAGCCCCAGATGTCCCACTTTTCATTGCCGTGGATGAGCGGCGGCGCCATCTGCTCCTTCCCCTCGAGGAAGTCACGATAGGTCTTGTCCCAGTAAGGGGCGAGGTTGGTCGAGCTCGGGGCTGAACCGATGAGTGCCACTTTCATAGCGTGTTCCCTTCATGCCGAATGCGCTTTGCAGAGACATACACTGCATGCGCCTGTTCTGGAGTTGGATATGTCCCGAGATGGATGTGGTCTATGCGCGCCCTGAATCCTGGGCGCCGTTGCGATGATTTACTCACGCCAAGCAAACCTACGCGATTTCTGCGATGTGCGCGACGTTGGTTTTGTCGGTTGATTAGGATCGGAACATCTCGAAGGTTCGCAATTCGATTATCACTCCGCACGCCGTTTACGTGATCCATCTGCTTTGATGGCCACGCGCCGTAGACATGCAACCAAGCTAATCGATGCCCTGCGTGGCAGAAATCGTCGAGCTTGATTCGCACGTATCCGTTGCACAGGGTTCCGGCGATCTTGCCTACCTGAATTCGAAGATTCGGCCTGATCTTCCACCGAAATACGCCAGTCTCTGGATCGTAATCCAGAGCATCGCGCAGTTGGGCTGCGCTCAGTTCACGTTTCATTCACTCCTCCTCTGTAACAGCAGACGACCGGCCCCTCAGCCGGCCGTCTGGTTGGTTAGGTGCTCGTCGCGCCGTAGGTCATCGCCGTGGACGCAGTCGTCAGATGCGGGGCTGCCCACTTCGCAGTCGAGACCGGCCACAGCACCACGGTGCCGGCCGTGCTCATGCGAAACGCTGTGATGCTCGCGCTCCCCATCGTAGTGACGATGAACTCGCCGTTGGCTGTCTTGAACCAGAGCGGGAAGTCGGAGGCACCGCACGAGAGTGAGATGATCTTCGGGCCTGCGCCAGGCACGGGCGGATCGATGGCGTAGACCGGCGTGTCGGCGTTGGTCACGCCGAAGATCGAGAAGCCCCACGCGCGCAGGTTCTTCGCGGTGGTCTCGGCGGTCGTGTTGGTGACGCGCTGGCTCTCTGGGCCCACCAGCAAGCGCCCGCCTTGCGTGGAGCCGTGGACGCCAGAGGTGATGAACTCGAAGCCGAGATTCCTGCCTCGGATTGACTCGTTGATGCGGGTTGCGAATGCCATGTGTTACTCCTTATCTTTGCATAATGTGGAGCACCCGGATTCCGCCGGGTCCGGTTTCCTCCTACTTGAGCGGTCCTGGTGGCACGAGTCCCAGCTGGATTGTCCTTGCTACCCCTTGCGCCACGAGCGTGGTTGCGCCGGCCGTCAGGCTCACCAGCTGTATAAATCGGATGCCATCGAATACGCTGCGCTCGATGCCAATCATCCGATCTGCAGTCGTCGTGAATTGCATCGCTACCGGGGCGGTGCTGCTGGACCCGAGCCGATAGAGGAACTTCATGACCGCGGAACTGATGTGGGAGCCGAAGAATCCCAGGTTCGCTTCCGTCCATCCGGTGCCCATCGCGATTGAGGCGAGCCGCAGACCGCCGAGGTCGGCCACGTCCGAGAGGCCGTCGGCAGCGGTGGTCACGGTGAGCGTGACGTAGTCACGCTGGTCGGGGGTTCGCTTGCTGGCGTAGACAGTCATCGGGCGCTCCGGTTATCCCATCATCTTGGCGGCGACTGCCGGGTGGCTCATGGCTTGAGAGAGCTTGCGCTTCTTGCGCCCTCGCATTGCGCGGGAGCGTTGTGCTGGCCCGACTTCAGCCATCATAGACTTCGCGTCTGATTGCTTCATCTTCTGGCCTCCACGTGTCATCTTCGCTCCATGCGCTCTGGCCATGATCAAACGCGCTTGCTTATCACTGTAGGGCATCGACTGCCGTCTCCACCCCTCCTCGGTGGAGAGGATACGACAAAATGTGGTGATTGGAAAGGTCAGGCCACTTCCCGCTTGCGCTGCATGACTGGTGCAGGCATTGCGGGTGCGGCGATGGCGGCTTTTGGTGCGGGCTTCTTGCGCGTCGGGCGGTCGAGCACGAACCAGATACGGCGCGCGATCTCGAGTTCGCCGGCGCGCTCGGTTGTCGGGGGTGGTGGCTCCTCGTCGCCTTCGTGGTTCTGGCGCCACTTGAGCCGACACTTCATCCAGAAGAGTTGGCAGATAGGGTTGCCGCCTGGGTAGATGGGTGTGGGGGTGGTGGCGTTCTTGAAGAGGCCAGCGCCTACCTTCACGTTGGCCGCGACGTGTCCGCGGTCGAGGTGGTCTCGGAAGTGCAGGCGCAGGGTCTTTAAGTCGATTGGTTTGTAGGTGTTGGGGTTGACGATCATGAGGCACATCTCGGCCTCGGTCAGGCCGATGGCGGCTCCGGCTTCCACCATCGTGCGCTGCTCAGACGTCGGTTGGAACTTGACGTTACTTGCCTTTGGCTTTGCCGGCGTGTTTTTCGAAGCTGTGCCCGTCTTTGACATGGGTCGCTTGTTTTCCGGTCAGGATTTGCCAGCGGCGGATGCCAACGTCCGCCCACTTTGGCTCGAGGTCGATAGCGTAGCAGATGCGGCCGGTTTGCTCGCATGCGATGAGGGTCGATGCGCTGCCTGAGAACATGTCGAGGACGGCTTCGCCCTCGGCCGTGCTGTTCGTGATGGCCTTGCGGGCGAGCTCGACCGGCTTCTGGGTGGGATGCAGGCTGTCCTTGTTGGCGCCTCGGCTCACTTGCCATAGGTCATCCACGTCGGAGTCTGGTTGCACCACGGCGTGCTGGCCTGGCTTGAGGGTGATGTGGCGGAGCTTACGGCCCTTCGGTGTGGTACCGGAGACGTAGAGTTCGGTGCCGTCCACAGTCGTGATGATGATGCCGGAGCCTACCGCGATGACAGGGTTGCCGTTGTTGTCGACTGCGTTCATGCGCCAGATAGTGGTATCGGTGCGGTCCCCGTAGAACGCAGGCTTGACACCTTGGCGTGCGGCGTAGAAGCACGGTTCGTGGGCCCAGCGGTAGTCTGACCAGCCCAGCACCATCCCGGGCTTCGCCCAGATGATGTATCCATTCTCCACCAGACCGGTGTCGCGTAGCGCATGGGAGAAGTCCTCGCGCGTGGCTGATGCGTGCCAGACATACCACCCGGCCTTGTCCTCGACGTGCGTGGCGGCGGATTTGAACGCTGCAGTGAGGAGGCTTGCCAGCTGGCCGCGGCGCAGGTCATCGCCTTTGATGACTTCGAAGCGTCCGCTCCGGGCCTCGTAGCTTACCCCGTATGGGGGATCAGTATTGACGCATTGCACCATCTTGCCGTCCAGCAGGGACTCGTAGGTGCTGGGCTTCGTGGCGTCCCCTACCCCTAGCCGATGCGCGCCGAGCGCCCACACGTCGCCTTGGCGTGATACGGCGGGCGAAACGGGCTCAGGTGTGGGTGGCTCCGCTGGGTCGCTGGGTGGGGGGGCGAGCAACAGGTTGATGTCGCCCAAGTCGAAGCCGGTCAGGGTCATGTCGAAGCCCATGCCCTTCAGGTCTGCCATCTCGGTCTTGAGCATGGCCTCGTCCCAGCCGCTGTCGAGGGCCACCTTGTTGTCGGCGATGATGTAGGCGCGCTTCTCGGCGGGGCTCAGACCGGTCAGTTCGATCACGGGGACGCGCTGCATGCCTAATTGCTTGGCGGCCATGAGGCTGCCATGGCCCTTCAAGATGCTGGCCTTCTCATCGACCAGCACCGGCACCACGAAGCCGACGCGGTTGATCAGGGCGACGATCTTGGCGATCTGCTCGGGCGGGTGGGTGCTCGCGTTCCGTGCGTTCGGGACGAGCTTCGTGATGGGGCGGTATTCCAGCTTCAGCCGCCGGTCTAGGACGGGCGGTTTTTTCATAGCAGGGAGGCTGGGTGGTGTGGGGTGGTGGGTAACGTCGCCGTGAAGTGAGACAGGGCTTGCTGCAGGGCGTGGTATTCCATGTGTGCTGCTCGGACCTGGACGTGGACGTGGTGCTCTCGGTGTTCGACGTGCTTCTCGCCCTTCTTCTTGCCGGCGGTGAGTCCCAGCCGGAAGGCGAGGCCCCAGATCTGGTTGATGGTAAGGCCGGTGTGCTGGGCGCAGTGGAGAGCCCCGCGCGTCAGGTAGTTGTGGCGGACGTAGAGTCTTCCTTCGAGGGTGATCTGTTTAAGCATTGAAGTCCTCCCAGGTAACGGGTTGGCCTGCGGTTACATTGTCCTTCAGGGTGCGACCGGTGACTGCGGCAAGTTTGCTGGGTAGTAGGCCAGCAGCTGGGCGTGCGCTCACGACGTCGCCCTCATTGAGACTCCAGCCGGCGAGGAGATTTCTGCTGTAGTGCAGGGACCGGCGTAGCGCGAGGGTTGGGAGTTCCTTCGTGGTGGGTCCGTAGTGGATGCCACCGAGCGCTTCGGCGGCGGCACGGCACCCCTTGACCATGTGGGCGAATTCGTCTGGCTCGGATGAAAATCCCGCGTCTGGTCCACCATCGGTTCGCTTGAGAGTCAGGTGTTTCTCTATGACGGTGGCGCCGAGCGCGGTGGCGACGACTGCAGCAGTGGTGCCCAGCGTGTGGTCCGAGAGCCCGATGTGAAGGCCGAAGTGCTTCCGCATCGCGGGGATGGTTCTGAGGTTGCATTCCTCAAGTGGGGTGGGATAGGCACTGGTGCATTTCAAGAGCGTGAGGTCTCGGCCGTCGACCGTGATGGCAGCCTCAGTTGCGGCTTGGATCTCGGACTCGGTTGCCATGCCGGTGGAAATCATGATCGGCTTGCCGGTCTTCACCACGGCCTCGATCAACGGGAGGTCAACGATCTCGCAGCTGGCGATCTTATAAATTGGGCAGTTGCAGTCCTCAAGTTCTCGCAGGGCGAGTTGGTCAAAGACCGAGGCGAATCCAACGATACCGCATTGCGCGGCTTTCTCGAAGATGATCTGGATCCAGCCCAGCGGCAACCAGCATTCGCGGTAGAGTTCAAGCAGGTTTCGGCCATCCCACGGGCCACCGCTGATCGTGGCATCGGTGTCTATCACCATCCG